ATTTCGATTGACTCCGAACTTTACACACGGCTGACCAATGATGCCGGAATATCGGCCCTGGTTTCGGCCAAGGTTTATCCGGTCCAGCTTCCGCAAGATGTTGTTTTGCCGGCAATTGTCTATTTCAAAGTATCGGGCCCGCGGTTACATCATTTGGGCGGAGCATCCGGCCGGGCGCACGCCAGGTTTCAAATCGATAGCTGGGCGGCAACCCCCTTGGCGGCGAAGAATTTGGCAGATGCGGTCCGATCTTCCCTGGGCGGATTTACGGGAACCTTGACCGCAATCAAGGCTTCCATCAAACTGGACAACGAACGGGATGACTACGAAGACGGAATTCTCGCCTATCGCGTCATCCAGGATTATATTATCAATCACACTGAATAGGTGAGATATGGCTATTTACGTTGTCGGCCAGCATTTGATCCGCGCCAGGGACGGGCACCACGCACTTGAAATATCCGGGCTTGGCGATGCGAACATTTTCCGCGTGACGGAAGAGGGCGAACATGGCTTCATAAGGGATCCCGATACGGTCGCGCCAGAACCGGACGACGCACCCGATGCCGATGACGAAGTGGAGGTTACTCAATTGAGTGACAGGAATGTGCGAAAGTTTAAGAACAAGAAAAGCGGCAAGATTCGGACGGAAGAGAAATAACAACTCCGCCCTACGGCGGTGGCCCTTTTTGCGGTTTGGGCAGCCGCGCGGCAGCGTCGTAATGGCGCCTAATCCATGGACGGAGTTCACACATGACCACCTATGTAGCAGACGGCACGGTCTTTGCGCGGGACAATGCCGACTCTCCTTTGACCTATACGGCGATCGCCCAGATTAAGACAATCGGCGCGGTTGGCCAATCTCGCGGCTTGATCGACGTCACCAATCTGGCTTCGGCCGCGCGCGAATATAAAAAGGCGATCAAGGACGGCTCGGAAATTGAACTGATCATGCAATATGATCCCGACAACGCCGGCCATGCGGCGCTCCGCACCGACAACGACGCGGAAACTTCTCGGACCTATCGGGTCACCTTCACGGACTCGCCGGCCCAGACGGTGACTTTCTCGGCCCTGGTGACCAAATGGGAAGTTAACGAAATTGAGATTGATAGCGTCTTGATGTTGTCCGTGACGCTGAAACCAACCGGCGATCTGACCTTCGCCTAAAAAAAGGATCTACGATGACTTCGAAGAAAATCGACAAGGCTAAAAAGGCCGATTTCCTGACCAAGACTCTCGCCCTTGGTAAGTCGGTGCTGGTCAAGATCGATGGCCTTGATATGGATGTTTTCGTTAAGCCCCTATCGGCGGCGGCCCTGCAGGCGATAACGCAAAGCTGCCTTCACGAAGGCAAGAAGGCAACCGACGAAGATGCCTTTGACGAAGATGCCTTGGTTTTGCATGTCACCGCGGCATCCGTCGTCGATGCGGCCGGCCAGCGTTTGGTGCCGCCTGGGTCTGAGCAGGAATTGAGGGCTCGGCCCGCGTTCGTATATAACCCGCTACAAACTGCGGCGCTGCGGGTTAACGGGATGGCGGAACCAAGGGGAAACTGAGTCGCCGGCGCCGGTTCTTATATCGGCTGGCGCTGGCTCTCGGCTTATTGGATGTCGATCTTCTTGAAAGTTCCCTGACTGATTGGCAACTTCAAGAATGGGCGGCGTTCTACGATGTCGAGCCGTGGGGCAATGACGTCGATTGGCACAGGGCCGGAACGATCGCCTCGGCCGTCGTCAATTCCTCGCCCATGCGGAAGAAGAGCGGCAAGCCCATTCTCGCCAGAGATTTCATCCCGGATTATGAAGCCGTAACCAAATCCGTTAAAATAAACACGAAACCACTACGCGCCGAATTTCGAGGTATGTTTGCCGGGCGCATAAAAACGGCGGAGAAAGTAAAGCCCTAATGGCCCGCATCATTGACTTTGACATCAAAGGCGCTGCCGACATGGAGCGCGTCTTGAAGGCGCTGGGCCCGAATGTTGCGTCTAGGGTTGGTGATCAGTCGTTGCGCGCCGGCGCCAAGGTCATCGTTGCGGAAGCCAAGCGATTGGTGCCGAAGGATTCTGGTGATTTGCGTGACTCTATTGTCACGGAGACGGAACGAAAAAACAAAGACGATAACGAGCGCGTGGTTTTGATTGGCTTCAAGCAGCCAACCAGTGGCCGGGCTCATTTGACCGAGTTTGGTACCAAGAATGCAGCGGCGAAGCCGTTCATGCGCCCGGCGATGGACAACAAGGCCGGCGAGGCGTTAAATGAAATGGGTCGGGTCATGGCGCAAGGCCTGACGCGGGAAGCCAGGAAATTAGCAAAGAAATAGGTGGGCCATGGCCAGGATCGGATCGCTCGTTGCCGACATGCGGTTGCAAAGCGCGGCCTTCACGCGAGATTTGAAGCGGGCCCAAAGGGATATTTCTTCGTCTACCGCCAAGATGCGGCGTTCCATGCAGGCAGTCGAGCGGTCTTCGCAGAATGTATCCCGGCAATTCTCCCGGCTGCGCGCCGGCGCCGGTTCGTTGGTTGGCGTCCTGGCCCTCGATAAATTGCGAACAACCTTCTCTGGGTACGAGACGTCATTGCAACAGATTGTCGGCCTTGTTGGCGTGGCCCAGTCTGAGGTGGACTCTTTCAATAAGTCTATCCTTGAGATGGGGCCGGCCGTTGGCAAGGGCCCGGGCGAATTGGCCGATGCACTTTTCTTCATAACGTCCGCCGGTATCCAGGGGCAGGAAGCCGTCGACACGCTTACGGTATCGGCTAAGGCCGCGACCGCCGGATTGGGGGAAACCAAGGACGTGGCGGATGCCGTGACGTCCGCCATGAATGCCTACAAATCGGCCAATCTTACGGCGGCACAATCAACCGATGTCTTGGTGGCAACCGTTCGTGAAGGCAAGCTGGAAGCCAGCGAACTTGCTGGCTCGATCGGCCAGGTGATGTCCGTCGCGGAAAACGCCGGCGTTAAATTCTACGAGGTTGGCGCCTCGGTCGCATCGCTGACCAGAATTGGTATATCAACCAGCGAGGCGGTGACGTCCTTGCGTGGGGTCTTGGTTGCGCTGGCGAAGGAGGCGGAAACGGGCAAGAAGGTCTTAAAGGATTACGGCCTTAGCTATGCGATCATTCGGCAAAATATCAAAGAGAAGGGCCTTCTGGCCACGTTGACCGAACTCCGCAATGTCATCGGCACCAACGAAACGGCCCTGGTTAAGATCTTCGGAAGGGTCGAGGCGGTTAATGCGGTCCTCGCCTTGACCGGCGCGAATGCTGCAGGCGTCGAAGGTATTTTCCGGCGCATGGCCGACACGACGGGCGCCTTGGACAAAGCGTTTGATGCGGTGGCGGGCAGGTCTGGATTTCGGTTCAATGCGGCCATGGCCAGTATGGAGGCCAGTGCAATTATTCTGGGCGATACGGTTGTTCCTGCATTGGCCACGGCGCTCGAATTTGTAGTGAGAAATATAAATGAGATCTCGGCGGCGATCGCGTCGTTTATTGCCTTCAAGACGGCTGCGATATTTGGCGGCATAGCGGTCGCCACCTACAAACTCGCTGCCAGTCTAAGGGCTGCCGCGGCCGCCGGTGCATTGCTGTCGACGGTGATGAAACTCAATCCTATCGCTATTGCCTTCGGCCTGGCGGCTGGCGCCGCGGTCTTGCTGGCGGGCGGCATCGGTAAAGCCGAGGCGGCGGCGAGGCTTCATGTTGATGCTATCACCGCCGTTGACGAAGCCCTGGGCCTGTCTGGCCCGGCTTTCCAGCAAGCATCAACGTCAGCCAGGACGTTGGCCGAAGCTGATATTGCAGCGGCGGAAGCGCGGCTAAAACTGATCGATGCCCTAGTGGCGTCCCAAAGCGTCGGCATGATGGGAAACGATACGGCGACTTCTGGACAGCGCCAAGAAATAGCCGCCTTGCGAACGCGGATAGCTGAATCCAAGACGGCCCTGGCCGAATTGCGGACTGCCGCAGAGGAGTCGGCCCGGGCGATGTCATTGATTATTGGTGGCGGCGGTTTTGGTGGAATGACCGGCGTTTCCGCCGCGGCCACAAATATGACGTCGGATGTAGAAAAAGCCACAAAGGAATTGAGAATCGAGGCGCTGCAAACCAAAGCCTTGGCAGAGGCGTTGGGCCGATCGAGGCTGGAATATGAAAATCTGCAGGATAGATTCGAACTTATCAACGATGCCCGCCGGGACAGCATCAATCTTTTGACGGAAGAGGGTCGGAGATGGAAAGAGGCGCGCGGCGATGTGCAAATGTTTGGCCGTGAACTCGAAAAGGTCGATGATCAGGCGAAGAAAAACGAGGACTCAGCCAGAGAACTGGGCCTGACGTTTAGCAGCGCCTTTGAAGATGCCGTGGTCAGCGGTAAAAAATTGTCGGATGTTCTGCGTGGATTAGCACAAGACGTTGCGCGTTTGTTTCTCCGGAAAGCCGTTACCGAGCCCGGGGCGGATTTCTTGAGTGGCATTTTCAAGTCGGGCCTCGGAGCGGCGTTCGATGGTTTCGGCGGCGGGCTTGATAGCGTTCTGGAAGTTCCGCTGGCCATTGATGCCGGAAGCTTTGGCGGCGCCCGGGCCGGCGGCGGGCCAGTGTCGGCGAATACGAGTTATATGGTCGGGGAGCGCGGCCCGGAATTATTCACGCCAGGAAAATCGGGGACTATCATTCCCAACGGCGGCGGAGATGGCGGTGGCAACGTCTTCAATATTGATGCGCGCGGCGCTGATCAGGCCGGCCTTGCTCGCCTGGAAAGTCTGATCATGGGCCTGGCCGGCCCTAACGTGGTCGAGCGCCGCGCAGTCAGTGCGACCATGCGCGCGGCCAGCCGGGGTGGAGCGGCTTCAAAGGCGTTTGGCCGTTAATCTGGTTGTTGTGCCTGGAATGATGTAAACCAGATGGGCATAACGCAAACCGAACGATAAACGAGGACAAGATGGCTGTTTCCTATCCTCTGGCATTGCCGACGACGCCCGTAGCGAAACGGGTTCGATTCGGCCTGATGTCTAATACCACCGTCTTTTCCTCGCCGCTGACCAAGACTGAGCAGGTATTGGAACGGCCGGGCCGGTTATGGATGGGCGAATTCGATTTGCCGCCCATGGCCGAGGCCGAGGCGTCCGCGTGGCAGGCCTTCTTTCTAAGCTTGCGAGGAAGGCGCGGGACATTCAACGGATATGACATGGCCAAAACAGCGCCGCGGGGCACCGCGCCTGGAACGCCGCTGGTCAATGGCGCCTCGCAGACCGGCTATGCCCTGCTGACAAAAGGATGGACGATCAACCAGACCGGCATCTTGTTGGCCGGTGATTATTTTGGCGTCAACAGCCGGTTTCACATGGTTGTTGAGGATGCAAATTCCGATGGCGCGGGGCTATCTACCCTGGCGATCGAGCCGCCCCTTCGTGAAAGCCCCTCTGATAGCGCCGCGATCACCACGACGGCGCCCAAGGTCATCATGCGCCTGGCCAGCGACGACGTGGGCTGGGATGTCTCCGAGGGCAAGATCTACGGATTTAACTTTCAAGCGGTGGAATCATTATGAGCCGTACCCTTGCCGCCGCCGTAGCGACCGCCGTAGCCGACGACAATATCCGCGCCGCGGTGCTGACGTATTTCAACTTCGATAGCGGCGTTATTCGCTTTTGGACCGGCATCGGGCCCCTGGTTTGGTCCGGCGATACCTTCACCGGGGCCGGCAGTTTGGGCGGCATTGGTGCGATCGAGGAAACGACGGAGATCAAGGCAACCGGGCTGACGTTCACGTTGTCGGGCATTCCGTCGTCGCTGATCACCATTGCGCTAGACGAAGATTACCAGGGCCGCGCGTGCACTTGCTGGATTGCCTTCTTCGATTCGAACTGGGCGCTGATAACAGATCCGGTCCAGGTCTTTTCCGGGCGCATGGATACCATGGCGCTTTCCGATGATGGCGAGAAGGCCACAATCGTCGTCGCCGCGGAAAACCGGCTGGTTGACTTGGACCGACCCAACAACGTCCTGTATATGACGAATAACGATCAACAGGCGCTCTATCCGGGGGATCGCGGATTGGAGTATGTTCCCGCCATGCAAGAGGCCGTGATTGTTTGGGGCCGCTCGACGCTCCCCCCTGGCGGCGGACAAGGCGGCGCCGGCGCAGCGCCAGCCAGCGGTGGCATTGTTGGCGTTCCGCCCGAATTTGGCGGATCAGAAGACCCTTATGGCGGTCGTAACCAAGGCGGAACCGGCCCGTTGGATGGATTCGGCGTATGATCCGGTTTAATGATTGGCCCGAGCGGCTGCAGGAAGTGGTCGCCGAGGCCCAGGACAAACGCTTCGAATGGGGCAGCCACGATTGCGCCCTGTTCGCGATGAATGTTGTATTTGCCTTGACCGGCGAAGATCTCGCAATATCGTTTAGAGGTAAATACCGCACGGCGCGCGGCGCGGCCGGCCAGATGATTAGGTTCGCCGGCGGTGGGGTCGAAGAGATGGCGGACAAGATGGCGGAAATGCACGACATTAAGGAAACGCCGGTGGCCTTTGCGCGCCGTGGCGATGTGGTCCTGATAGATATTGAAAGCGTTGGGCCGGCCCTCGGAATTGTACTCGGCCAGGATGCCACTTTTGTAAGTCTGGCGTCTGGATTGACCCGAAGGCCCTTGCTGGAATGCCGCCGCGCCTGGCGCATCGGAGGATGACATGCCCCCAATAGGTGCAGCAATCGCCGCTTATGCGGCGTCAACATTTGCCACGATGACCATCGGGACAATCTTAACTAAGGTTCTGGTCAGCCTTGCCATTTCGCAACTCATGTCCGCTATCATGCCGAAGCCAAAGCAACGCTCGATCGGCACGGTGGACAATGCGCGCGGCCGGACCGAAATGATTCGCGAGCCCACCCAGGCCCGGCGAATCATTTACGGGGAAACGATGGTTTCCGGCAATATCGTATTTGCGGACTCGTCGGGCACGGAAAATGAATTCCTGTCGCTGGTCATTGCGCTGGCGGGTTGTGAGTGTTCGTCCATCCAGGCGGTCTATTTCAACGATACGCTTCTGACTATAGCCTCTAATGTGGTCACAAATACGAAATATCAGAGCGACGGCAATCCCCACGCCTGGGTCTATGAGCATTTGGGCGCCGCCGGTCAAGCGGCCGATGCGGTTTTGGTGGCTAATTCGGGCGGCCGCTGGACGTCACTACATAGGCTGGACGGGATTACCTATCTGCATTGCCGTTTTTTGTATAACGCTGACGTTTGGCCAGACGGCATCCCCAAGGTGCGGGCGTTGGTTCGAGGAAAAAAAGTCTACGATCCCCGAGATCTGTCGACGGCGTATTCGGACAATCCGCCGTTGTGCTTGCGTGACTACAAAGTCACCTATCTGGAAGTGGCCGCGGCCGACATCAACGACACGACTGTCAGCGCGGCCGCCAACGTCTGCGATGAAAGCGTTTCCCTGGCGGCTGGCGGCAGCGAAAGCCGTTATGTAATGTCCGGCACCGTGGACCTTGATCAACGTCCATCGCAGGTGATAGAGGCGATGCTCTCAAGCTTTGCCGGCACGATGACCTATACGGGCGGCCTGTTCGAAATTCACGCCGGCGCAGCGACCACGGCCACGGTCACCTTGACGGAAGACGATCTGTCAGGCGGAATCAATGTTCAAACGCGGTTGTCCAGAAGCGAGATATTCAATGCGGTGAAGGCGGTCTATGTGGATCCCAGCGAAGAATATCAAGCGACAACGGCGGCGCCGATCACCAACGCCACCTATGAAACGGCTGATGGCGGCTATCAAATCGTCAAGCAGGTGGATCTTCCATTTACGCCGTCCAATCCCATGGCACAGCGCCTAGCCAAAATCGAATTGGAGAGGGCCCGGCAGCAAATGTCGGCTTCATATCCGGCAAAGCCTTCGGCCCTGGCGCTCAAGATCTGGGATACCATTAACGTCACCAACACCAATTTCGGCTGGTCGGCAAAGAAATTCCGGATCGTCGGCTGGCAGCTTCGTGAAGATATGGGCGTCAACCTAACGCTTCGTGAGGAAGCGGATGCCATGTGGTCATGGTCGGCCGAGGAAACCATTCTGGATCCGGCGCCGAATACCAATCTGCCGGATCCGTTTTCGGTTGCAACGCCTGGCGGCATAACAATTACCGAAGCTTTGGTGGTTTCCGCTTCGGGCGGGGTTTCCACTCGTCTGACCGCGGACGTCACCGCGATCCCGGATATTTTTGTCGGCGAATACGAATTGCAGTACAAAAAATCGACCGAAACCCTGTGGATCGGCGCTGGACGCCACGACGGGACTCGCTTTGAAATACAGGGGGTCGAAGACGAAATCACCTATGATATTAGAGCAAGCGGAATTAACCGCATTGGGGTGCGCTCTGCAAGCTGGCGGCAAATTAGCTATACGCCGGCCGGCCAGTTGACCCCACCGGAAGATGTCACAAACTTTGCCGTTAATTTTGTTGCGTCTACCGCGCATCTCACTTGGGCGGCGGTGACGGATATTGATCTTAGCCATTACAGGCTTCGGTGGTCAAAAAAAGTAACGGGCGCGTCATGGGGCGAATCAATTGATCTTGTGCCGAGGGTGGGGCGGCCGGCGACCAGCATCGACACGCCCTCATTGATAGGAACCTATCTGATCAAGGCGGTTGATATGAAAGGAAACGAAAGCACAAATGCCACGCTGATAAGTTCCACAATAGGCAGTCTAGCCGGGCTCAATGTTATCCAGACGGAAACGGAAGATACAGCATTTTCAGGGGCAAAATCGAATGTCGTGGCGGTCGACAATATATTGAAACTCGACACTTCCACACTTTTCGATGATGGAGTTGGAAATTTCGATGATGGAGTTGGGTTGTTTGATGGCGGCGATGGCACCGTCGCGGCGACCGGGACGTATAGCTTTGCAAATACCGTTGACCTTGGCGCGTCCTATACCAGCCAAATCACGGCATCAATAAAAATCACCGCCCTAGACTACGCGAATCTGTTTGATGCCGGCGTCGGTAATTTTGATGATGGTGTCGGATTGTTCGATGGCGAAACGCCGTCGCAAGTAAACGTCAAATTGCAAATCCGCACAACAACTGATGATCCGGCCAGTTCGCCGGTATGGAGCGCCTGGCGTGATTTTGTTCTTGGTGATTATCGGGCGCGGGGCCTACAGTTCCAGGCCATACTGTCAACACTAAATGCCGGCGTTACGCCGGTCGTCGAGGAATTATCGATTACGATCGACATGCCGGATCGGGTGGTCGCCGCCGATGATATCAGCGCCGCCGCGGGCGGCGAGGTTGTAACATTCTCGCCGTCGTATAGAGTTCTTGAAGGAATCAGCATAGCCGCGCAAGATTTGGCGACTGGCGATTATTTTGTTATCACGTCCAAGACGGCTGCAGGCTTTACTATTCAATTCAAAAATGCGGCCGGTGCCGGTGTGTCACGAACTTTCGACTATCTAGCCAAGGGATATGGAGTAGCATCATGAGCCAACACGATATGGACGTAGCAAACCAAGGCTATGCCGCTTTGCGTGCTGATTTGAACCTTGGGCTGCTGGCTCTCGCCTCAAATAGTTCCGGGACGACCGAGCCAGCGTCACCAACAACCCACCAATTTTGGCTTGATACTGCCGCCACACCCTGGGTACTCAAGTTATATGACGGAACGGACTGGATAATTATTGGTCAGTTCAATGCTACTACCAATGTTTTTACCGCTAATGGCTTAGATAACCACGACAGCATCGTCGTTGATGCCAACGGCATCGCTCTTAACGCCACGCAGCCTTGCTTTTTGGCCCACGGAACTGGCGATCAGACCAATGTGGAAAGCAATGGTGGGACGGCTACTACAGTCTTGTTTGGCACAGAGGTATTCGATCAGAACGCTGATTTTGCGTCAAGTACCTTTACGGCTCCGGTGACTGGCCGATACTTACTATATGCCAAGGTGGATCTTTCGGGAATAACGTCTGCGTGTACATATATTGAAGTCAGGCTAGTTACATCCAACGCATTCATGCCCTTTGGCCGTCATGCATCTGGTTCAACAGCTTTCACCGTGGCTGTTTTTGGTGCGGCAATGATGGTTGATATGGACGCCGCCGACACCGCTTACGTTACCTATCGAGG